TTCGATAGCCTTGGCGGCAACTTCGTCGCGCGTAGTGACAGCCTCGGAGAGGTTGGCCTGAACGGCGGCGAGGGCTTCCTCGATGGTGTTATGCTCCATAACATTGGGAGAAAAGTAAAAAGAGGAGGCGCGATCTAGGCGCTCAACCTCACCCTGAGCCCACTTGGCCGCGTCCATTTTGTCGCCGGAGGTCGAGCCGCCCCAGAGCAGCCAAGCCACGGCACCAGCGCCGGGGAAGTCTGCGTTGTCGGGGTCGTTCTTGGGAGCGCTCATGTCGCCCTGGTGGCGCTCGAACCAAGGACCCATCCTTCGAACCTTGTCCTCGGACACCGAGCCGCCAGCCATGTCGCGAGCCTCGCGGATCGTCTGGTCGGTGACTCCGTCCCCGCTCTTGCCTTCCTCGTGATAGCGCAAGCCTCGAGCCGCGTTATCCTGGATAAACTTGGGAACGTCTAAAGGCATCAGGCGTTGAGGCTGCGAATGAGGTCATTCATCGAGCCGACCAGCCCAGTCACGAGACCCTTGCGGGCGGCAACCTTGCCGGAGAAGACCTGACCTTCCATGTCGGAGTCAGCGACCATCTTGCGCTTGTACTTTACCGAGGCCTTAAAGTCGGCGTGGATAGAGTTAACTTGCTCCTGGAGGTCTTCCTTCTGCTCTTCGGTAAGGGTCGTCCCCTCAATGCCAGCGCCTTTCATGCGGCCCGCTTTTACGACCTGCATCGAGATACCCGCCTGCTTGAACGCCTCGGAGTAGTCGGGGATGGCCATGTAGACACCAATCGAGCCGATAGTGGCCGAGGGGGTGGCGACGAAGCGGTCGGCAGCGGAACCGATCCAGTAGGCGGCAGACGCGGCCTCGGTATCGGTGAAAGCCACTGTGGGCTTGCTTAGGCGGGCGAGCATAGCCGAAGCCTCCTCGACGCCAGTGACAGTCCCGCCAGGGGATGAGATGTCGACGAGGATGGTTTCGACCTCGGGGTCGGCTTCCATCTCTTCGAGGTCGTTGGCGAACTCGTCCAGATCTACAGCCCCGGTCATGCGGTCAATCGGGGCGAGTGACTTACCTACGACGCCCCGCAGCGGCACGATGCCGACCTTGCCAGCCTTGTATGCCTTGGGCTTATCGCCGAAAAACTGAGCCAGCATCTCCCCGAGGCCTGCGGCCTGCGCTGCCTCTGCGTGCTGCTTGGCGCGGATGGGGTCGATGAGTAGGGCTTCGCGGCCCGAGAGTGCGTTGGTAAGGAATCGCATAAAGTTAGGAGTTGGAGGTGGCGGGAGGTTCGGGCTCGGGCTGCATTTGAACCGCGCCCGGCTGGGCGTTGCTCATGCGGTAGAGAAGCTCGAAGGGCAGACCGGCTCGGGTAGCCAGGTCGCGGATAAAGGACATATCGGCGGCGCGCTTTTCCATTTCCTCACGGAAGTCCATCCCGCGCTGGCTGTAGAGCTCAGACATGGACATAAGACCCATTTCCACATCGGCGCGGTCGTTAGCCGCCTCGCGGCCAGCGTCGACAGTCACGCGCTTGGGGGTCGTCCAAGAGACTTTGTTCCAGGAGGGGTCGTCGGGCAACTCACCGCGCTCGATAGCGTCGGCGATGACCCAGCCCCAGGTGCCGATGCACATCCGCTCGATAATGACGGTCTGATGGCGGGAGAAGGTGCGGTCGGCCTTGGCGGTAACGAGCCTGATGCCAGCAGAGCCGCCCTTAGTGGGGTCGGTCGTGAACTCGTAAGGCAGGATGCCGCGGGAGATATCCGACTGGATAGCCGTGAGGAAGCCGGTGAAGGTAGGAGAGGGGCGGTTGGACTGGACGGAGGTCAGGGACTCGCCAGGGCTTAGGGCGAGGAACTTGCCACCCATGCCGACGCCTAGGGCGTACGCGGCCTGATCGTTAGAGGCTAACTCGCTAGAGAGGTCAGCGCCGAACTCACCAGAGGCTCGGTTGAGCACTCGAGTGATTTCCCCTGCGTCTTTCACTGCGGCCATTTCCAAGCTGAGGATTTCCATTTCGTCTTGTATATCCCGGAAGCTATGTTGAAGCATCGGGACGCCTCGAGCTCCGCTCGCGTGCTCTGCGTCTTGCACATGCATGACCGAGGATGCGGGAAGGATGCGCCAGCCGCGAGGGCTGCGGTCGTAGACGCAGTAACCGACCACCGCACCGACTGCATCAAACTGCACGCCGTCGACCATTCCCTCGGGACGATCGTCAGAGTTGACAGGGTCGCCGACCATATGGGCTTCCATCAGCTGCACGCGGGCACGACCTTGGCGGTCGCGGACGCGGACGAGGAAGAAGTCCCCATCTCTGCTCCAGGCACGCTCGGCGATGCGCTGGGCCTCCCAGAATGAGAAGCGATTGGTGACCTCGCATCGGCGCGACCAGTCTGCAAAGTACTCTTCGTACTGCCGTGCGGTCTCGGGGTTGGTAGCGTGGGACTGTGGCTTGATTCCGTCGCCAACAGTGTAGGTTACAAGGTCGCCAAGAATCTGACGCACCAAGCCTGAGTTTCGCTCGCCCCACCTCATCTTGCTCACCATCTCCTTGCGGGTAGCGGCCGACATGTCCTCGCGCATATCCCGAGGAGGTGGCACCCAGAGGTAGGAGCGTCGGGAACTTATGCCAGTCGACAGGAAGTCGGACGTGCCGGCCTTGGGTTTGGTGCTTCCCGCGGCGCGGGGCTTGGTGGGCTTGCGAGGCATGGTCAGAAGTTGTCGAAGCCGTTCCAGTTAGTACGGATCACAGTCGTCCTCTTGCCGTAGGTGGCAGGGTCGAGCAGTTGTAGGGCGTGCCGTACTTCCATCAGGACCTCCTTAGGAGGCATCGAAAACTGTTTAGAGACCGACGTGCCAGTGTCGGAGTAGCTCATGATGGTCTTGCCCTCGGTGATAAGGGACACGGCCTTGGAGCGGATGGCGAGCAGCTCGGACTCGGACAGGCCGATGAAAATGCCGTTGGTCATTTACTTATGAGAGAAAGGAAAAAGGAGAGGCCACCCGACCCAACCGCCTGCGCCACGCATCAGGTAAAGCCGGGAGGCCCCTCTTGATGTCATTATCATCGGCCTTGCTCGTCCATTCCAGACGCATTTTCAACAGGGACCTCGGGCTCGGCGTCGCGTCCTACGACCCCATAACGGATTGCCACGAGGGCGGCAAGGCACTCGCAGTCGAGCGCGTGGTTATGCTCCTTCCCCTGGGGAAGTATCCACATGGGCTTGCCCGTGCGGCGGTCTTTGACGCGGACCTCGGCAGTCATCTGCTCGACGTAGTCGGGTACGGTGTCGAGCGGGAAGGTATGTAGCCGGCGGGAGCGCATCCCTGCCACGATGTCCTTGATTGCCAAGTTGGAGAAGGAGATGAGTCGGGCGCGGTTGCGCTGGCCAGGGACGAGGATCAGGGAGGGCTCGCCATAGAATCGGCGCTTGCCGGGACCGATGGCAAAGTCGGCTTGCCCGGAACCCTTGCCAACCTTCCAGTTACGTCGGGCACACTCGGCGTAGACCATTGTCGTCTGATCTCCGCTATCGACCAATATCATCGCAGGATGCACCCCCTGCGCCACGGCCAAGGCCTCGAGGTCTTGCCAAGTCTCGACCCTGCCGAACCACTTGAGGCGGGAATCCCCACGAGGCGACCAGGAGCGGATGACCGCCCAGAAGTGCAGGCCGCCTTTCTGCTGCACGTCGACGCCCATCGTCCGCAGCGGGATGGCAAGGCCGTCTCCCTCGGGCTTGATGTTGTGAATCCTTACGCGGTTGTTCCCAGCAGTGACCCAAGCCTCGCCCTCCCAAGCGTCAGCCATCTTGTAGTCGCTCGCCCGCACGTCGGTAACCATCGAGCCGCCGTCTTCGCTCCAGGGCATGGCGAGTCGCTTCTGCTTGAAGATGCGCCGCGGGGCTTCGTCTCCGTATACGTCGCTAGCGTCCCGAGCCTCGAGCATCATGACCCCGAGCTCGCCCCAGCTCATTGACGCGAGGCTGTTCCAGTGAAGACCAACGTGCCCGGCCTTAGTCGCGGGAGATGTAGCCACAAAGGTCGCACCGCGTGCGGGGTCGTTGGCAATCGTCCGCGTCCCCGAGGTGTCGGGCATGCGTGTCGAACACTTGGCGCACTCGTAAGTTGTGCCAGCCGCCACCTTGGACTTGTTCCATCCTGCCGCGTCCTTAGCGTCCTCGGGGAAGCGTACTTGCTCCCAGATCCAAGGCTGGAGGTGGTTGCATGTCGGGCAGGCGAAGTGCCAGTCGCGCTGGTCAGTCGAGCGGTGCATGACATCAAACGAGTCGCCCTCGATGCCGCCTTGAGAAAGAAACAAGCGCTTGCCCATCCAGCCGAAGGCGGTCACTCGCGCCGACGCTTCTGCCAGTGCCTCCCGCGGCCACATCCAAATCTCGTCCCCTATGAGGTAACGGATCGAGCGGCGCTGGAGGTTCTTTTCGTTCCAGGCACCGAGCACCCAGCAAGTCATGTCCTGGAACTGAATCGTGGACGAGCGCTCGAACTCAGGCACAAGTTTGGACTTCACCGGCGGGCAGTTATCCCAGAGCGGACGGAGGGCGGTGAGGTTAAAGTCCCGCGCATTCTGGTCGGTGTCCTGGAGGATGAGCGTCGGACCGGGAGCGCGTCCCGCGATGTGGCACGTTGCCAAGCGAGCGAGCAGGGTCTTGCCGCTTTGGATGCTGGCGAGGACAGTCACTAGTCGTGTCTCGGGGTCAGACCAGATCCGCAGGGCCTCGGCTACCCACGGCGTGCGGTCGGAGCGGTACGGTCCCGGCATCGGAGAGTCAGGGATGGCGAGCACGTTGTCCTCGCACCAGGTCACGACATCCCCGGTGTCGGAGACGCGGAGCACATCGAGACCGAGCGAGCGTAGTGCCGCGTCAGCCTTCATCGCCTTCGACCCTCTCAGTCAGTTGCTGGCGAGTCGAACGCACCCAAGCCTCGAGAGCCTTGACGGCCTGCGGCGGGTTGTCGGGATTTGCTTTCTCGGCGACCTCGAGCGCCAACTTATCGAGCCGCGATACCACCTCGGCCATCAGCTCGCGCATCGTCGCCTCGGCCACCTCGCGCTTAATGAAGTCCTTTGCCGCGATGGACCGGCGCTCGGCCTCCTCCTCGAGGTTGATGAGGGTCTTAAGGGACTGGTTGTAGGCGGTTTGGTATTTGCCTTGGTTAGAGTCGCCGCTCGCCATCGCAGTCTCCCAGACTCCCTGGGCAGTCGAGACGAGCTGACGATGCCTGCCGATCGTCGAGGCCAAGGTGCCATCGTCGAGCGAGTCTAGCCGGCTGGGGAGCGGAGCCGAGGCAACCGCGCGCCTAGCGTCCCGCCAAGCCAACGCGGCATCGATGGAGTTTGAGGGCATCCCCTGGCGAATAAGTACGCCTACACGCTGCCCGGATATGCCTAGGGCTGAGCCTATTTCCGCATTGGTGAGCCTAGACATCGAAACAGGGGGGTTTTCTCATTTACGTTCGTAAAAAACTACCGGGGTCGTCGACCG